CGTCAACTTCAGCGTCGCCCCACCACACGATGTTGGGCTTCACCACGAAGACGCCGTAGCACAACGGGATGACCGCACCTTCATCCGCCTTGACAGGCGAGAAGTCGTCGGGCCGGCGCCGCTTGACGTTCGGCTTACCGATGAGCAGTTGTAATGCGGTTGACAACGCCAGCAGGGCTGCCGCTGTCAGAAAGTTGATTGCCATCGTTACGCCTCTGTCGTGGTGGAGCCCTGCCCTTGGAAGCCGGCACCGACCCACGGGTTGCGGTCAGGCATCCCAACCTCGCCGCCGAAGTGCTGGATGTTGTTGAACCGCGTGTCACACACGTCTGCTTGGCGGTTGCAGCCTGCTCGCAGCGTTACGAGCGCGCCATCCTCTAAGCCGGGCACCGGGATCTTTGTGGTGAGCTGATCGCCTTCCTGCGCTTCGATGTAGACCTCCATCCCGTCCGAGGTCAGCAACGTGCCGCCCACGAAGTACTCATCACCACCAATCGTGTCTGCGCCTTCAACGCGAACCACGCGGCCGAGCACGTCGAGCACCGCGAGATCCGCGTGCGTGAACTGCGCGATGGAGACCTGGCACACCGGCCCGCCAAGGATGTGCAGGCACGGACGCGCGGTGAAAAGGCGCGGCAACTTGCGGTCTAACAGCGTCCCGAGGTTCCCGAACGAGATGACGCAATTACCGTCTTCCATCCGATAGCGCGTAACCTGCCCGCGCAGCGGCGTCGCCACGGCGGTCAAGTCCTGCCGGTCGATGTGGTATACTTCGATGCCGACAGGAACGCGCGGCTCACCTGACATCACGAGCGTTGCGATGGGATGATCGCGCTCGAGCACCAAATCTATCTCGTGTGCGCGCTGCTCACCAGTGCCCTGCACGAACGGCGTCCTGATGCCGACGAACGGGACGTAGGTATCGCCATCATAGACGATCTCCTTGTCCGCGGTCGTGTAGTGCAGCTCGAGCCGGGGCGTCGGCGGCGTCTCGTCTGGATCAACTTCCTCAACGATGGGGCCGACAAACTTGATGTTGTCTACGTCGATGTCATGCTCGAGCAACGCGCCAGCGAGCAAGCTGCTAAAGCCGACACTCACGATCATCTGGCCGAGCGAGTTTGCTGGGAACTCGATGGGCGCGCCGAAGTTGTTGAGGGTGAGCGTCCGGTACTGACCAACGTACGGGCGCACGTCCGCAGGACCGTCCTCCGGAATGTTGTTGCTCCACAAGATGATGCCGACCCCACCGAAACCGATGTTCACGCTCATCAAACCGATCTCTGCTAAGAACCGGGCGTCGCTCAGAAACGTTGAGCTGAGCTTCAGGTCCATCGTCATTCGATACGTGGCGTCCGGTGTTAGCCCAGTGAACGTCCGCTGAACCTTCTGCAGCGTGGTGTAGTTGAACTCCGATGGGGAGATCTTCAGTCGCATGCCTTGCGTGCCGTTGCGACCGGCCGCCGCCTGGAACTCCATTGTGCCGCCGTTCGTCGCGTCTGGAATGTTGGTCCAGTTAGCTTCGAGGCTCGGTTGGTCCGTGTAGGACTCGTAGTTCTCGAGCTTGGCGACAGCCGCACTGCCGCTGCTATCAGCAGATGAACCTGCGACCGAACCGTTGCCCCAAAAGATTCGGTAGAGGTCTACTGGTTGTGCACCTTGGCGCGTGCCTTCCTTCTCACCGAAAGCCATTACCGAACCTCACCGTTGCAGAAGTCAGCCAGCTCTTCAACTGCTGCCTGGATGCTCGGCAGCGCGTAGTAGTCAGCGAACCGCTCCGAGTCGCTGATCGGCCACCGCCAGAGCGTGAACAGGTCGCACATCGGCGAGGCAGCCATGATCTTCCCGTACCGCACGATCTCCGGCCCAGACATCGCCCACGTGTTCGCGACCTGACTCGTACCGCGGATGCCGCTCGAGCCGTCGCCGCCTGTCAAGGTGAAGAGGCCGCCGCATAACCGCCAGCCGCCCTCGCGAGCGAGTCGCTCTTCTCGCGCACGGACCTCGGTAGGATCGCCCAGCCGTGCACGGTACGACGCGTTGGCGTAGTCCATGTCGGTCACGCCGGCTAAGCCACCATCGCGTCTGTCGATGATGCGTTGCAACTGCGGCCAGACCGCTTTGGATTTCGCGCACGCCGCGGACAGTTGCGCGATGGTCGGCGTCTGCCCACCCCAGTGTGCGGGGAACACGTCGTCCAACACCCAGTGATACTTCAACGTGGTGCCGACGTGCGCCGCGAAACCTGGCGCGCTGGCGATGTTGTCCACCTCATCTTCGAAGTTACTCACGCTAAACCGGCCAGCCGAGTCCTTCGTGAGATCGCGTGATAACACCATGATGGCTGTCACTCCTGCGCTGGCACAGCGGTCAAGCCAGTCCACGGCGGTAGCTCGTGTGATGGTTCGCACGCACAACGTCATCGGCCCATACGTCGCGTCGATCTGCGGCTGGTCAACGCGCCAGAAACCGAAGGGCATCGCATTCGGTAAGTCAACCGGTGTGGTCCCGACGACGGTAGTGAACGGGCTGTTCTTCACCGGCGTGCCATTCAGCGTCAGCACGGTGACAACGGTGCCAGTCGCAGTCGGCGTGTACTGCCCGCGGTACGAGCCGTTGTCGAGGTCCGTCCAAGTGATCGTCGCGGTGACTGCACCAGTGACGGTGCCAGCTGGCGTGTCACCACCAGTCGTGCGGCGCCGTCCGTCTGCGTCGCGTGCGTAAATCATGATGAACGTCGGCACATCCTTTTCGCCGTTCGGCACCGTTGCAGTTGACTGCGCCGGTGACACAACGCCCGCAGGCGTGTCAGGCGTCGCCGCCTCCTCTTCGGTGGGGGCCAGCTCGCCTGGGCATTCAATCATTTGAAGCGTGATCTCGGCGATCTCAGCCGAGTGCCACAGCACACTCAGGATGTCGCTCTCGAGCCGCACGTAAAGCAGGAAGCTCACCAGCACGGTGCCGACCGGGGCGACGATGTCGAGCTCGAGTGTCTCAGTCTCGGCGCCTTCCTCAGCCGCGGTCACGATCGCCTTGGTGACGTTGCCAGCACTGTCGATGAGCGCCAGCGTGTGCCGACCCGACAACGGGAACGACCTGTTCGTGTAGTCGTTCTTCTCAACCACTAATGTGGAGGTGCCGAGACCGGAGATCACGACGAAGTCCCGTTGCCACGTCGGCATGTAGAACGTGGTCAAGCCGCCGCGCAGCGCGTCGAACCACGCTTCCATCGCCGCAACCTGCGCCTTGCTCTCGAGCGTGAACGCCAAGGTGCGGCGGCCAGCAGGCTCGCGCGTCCGATCGTAGTCGGTGAACGTGTACGTCGGGCTCGCCAGCCGATCGACACCGCGCACCAGCGCGTCACTCGGCAACGTGTCGTTCAGCGGCCGGACAACGTCGAACACCTCCGGCTCGGTGGGGATGTCTAGGTCAGGGTCGATGCCGGGCTCGATGTCGAATGCCACGGGCAGGTCTGCCATCACGTTACACGGCCGCGCGATGTTCGGGTCGTCAGTCCACTTGCCGAACAAGGCGGGGATGACCAGCGTTCCGGGTGTCCACGTCCCAACCAGTAGCGCGACCGACACCGAGGTGCTGGTCTTGGCCGTGATGGTGCAGAGCTCGGTGGTGCGTTCGTCGCGGTACAAGATCAGCGACTCGCCAACGATGAAGTCCCGGTCGGTGGTGCTCAGCGCCAGCGCGACAGACGTGCCAGGATTCGCAGTCTGACTGAGCTGGGCAACGTGCGGCCAGAACGGAATCGCCCACCGCTCGTTCTGCCCACCGTACAATAACTGGTCCAACCACCCGGTGTTCTCGCTCTCAACGGTGGTGACGTTGAATGCCAGCTGCCGCTGCGGAATCTGCCGCAGCATCGAGCGCTGCTCGGTGCCGTCCTTCGCGGTGAACGTCCAGTTATGGTACGCTCGCCGCGAGATGAACGGCTGCTCCCAGTTGATCTGCCCCGAGAAAACAGCGGTCATAGGTTAAGCATCCGCTTGATGGTGCGCGGGTTTTCCTTGATGAACGTCAGGAGCTCACCGCGAATTTGCTGGCCAACCAGTCCCTTGTCGAGACCCACGCCGATGAAGCCGTTGACCGTCGCAGACTTGGCCGCACCCGCGGCACCGCTGTCGTTCAGCCGGAAGCTGCGTGCGCTGCCCGGCACACCGAGCGAGTTGATGTAGTCCAAGCCGGCCTCGCCGACCTCCTTCATCGCACGCGCAGTGATGACGCCCTCGCCGTCCGACAACGCGGTTAAGACCTTGTCGTCACGAGGTCCACCAGGACCGCGCACCACGCCGCCATCCTTCATGCCGCGGACCTTCAACTCATCCTCTTCCACGACGCCACCGTCCTTCATGTAGCGCGGCTTCTTCTCCACCACTCCGCCGTCCTTCATCGCGTTGATGCGGTCCAAGCCATCCTTGCCTACTCGCTTCATAGCTCGTGCGGTGATGACACCCTCGCCGTCGGACAACGGCGTCAAGATCTTATCGCCTCGTGGACCGCCAGGACCGCGCACCACGCCGCCGTCCTTCTTGCCCGCGCCGATCACCCTGCCTGCACCGGCGTCACCAACCGCGGCGCCGAAGATGGCCCCGAGAATCTGGCTGGCCAGCAACTGCGAGGCGAGCTGCGCCATTGACTCTGCGACCGCGCGAGCGAAGCTTTCAACCACGTCACCGAGGTCTTCGAAGCCGCGCGTCAGCTGCACGAAGAAGTCTGCGAGCGGGCCGGCCATCGCATCGTTCAGTACCGCGACGAACTCCTCGGTGAACGTGATGGCTTGCTCGATGCCTTCCGCCGCGGGCAAACCATCAGGCCTGCCGCCACGTAAGATCTCTGGCAGGGCCTCTGGGTTCGTGGGCACGTCGGTCGGCGGCGGTACCTGACTGCCAGGCTCGAGCGGCTTGCTGCCACCCGGCACTTGGTTCCCACGCGGCGAGGTGTTCTCGCCGATGTTCCGCTCCGTGATCGTGGCGCGGGTTTGCTGAATGTTGAGCAGCAGTTGCTCGAGCTTCAACTGCTCTAGCAAGGTCAGGTTCTTCTTCTCGAGCTTCTTCTGGATCTCCTCTTCAAGCTCGCTCAACCGCTTCATGTCCTGCTCATCTTCTTTGTTCGCCTTGATCTTGGCGTCGATCAAACCGATCTCCGCCTCGAGCGCAGCTTGCGCCTCCTTGGCCGCCTGCGCGCGACGCAGCGCTGCTTCACGCCGCTTGATCTCATCTTGGATGCGCTTGTTGGCGGCATCCACCTCGTCCTGATCTACTTCTGGCGCGGGCCGGCCGCTGTTCTTGATCTGCTGCCGTTCCTTCTCGCCCTCACTCAATGCCGCGTCCCGAAGCGCAGCTGCCCGACGCAACAGTCGATCGCCACTCTTCTCAAGATTCTCCGCGACGACGTCCAAGCCCAACGCACTTTGTACCGCGCCCGGTAAGCGCCGAATGAGGCTGGCGACGAACTTATCGATCGCGCCGTTCAAACCTTCAAGACCTGCCTCGATGTTCACCAATAGCAACGCGAAATCGAGCGTGGCGAGTCGCATGCCTTTGACAAAGGCATTCAGGCCCTTCAGTACGTTGACGAAGATGTTCGCGCCCAGCTCGCGAAGCGGTCCAATCTGTTGGCCGATCTCCGCGGTGAAGTCGCGCGCGGCGTCGGCTGCGTCGTCGAGCTTGCCCTCGGTGGACGCCACGAACTTCGCGTACTGATCTTGTACGAGCAGGCCCTTCTCTTGCATCGTTGTAAGGAACGCGAGCGCCTTCTCTGAGTCCGTCAACTGGTCGGTCGTCTTCCCGATGCTCGCGGCGAACCGTTCGAAGACTTGATCGGCTTTCAGGTTGAACAGCTTCTTGATGGAGCGCTCGTCGCCATCAGCGGCGCGCGCCATCATCTCCATCGTCTCAGCCGTCTTCAATCCCTGCGCCGCACCCAGGTTCAGCACGTCGTTCAACGCGCCGTGCGCGAGGCGCAGGTCACCAGCCTTCGCCGCGAGGGTCGTCAGCTCGGTCGCGTAGCGGTTCGCCTCGATGGCGTCGAGCGAGAACTCTTCGCGGCCTTTGCGTGCCAGGTCCTGCATGAAGTCGAGGGGTGCGCCAACCAACAAGGATGCACCCTCTAACTGCCGCACACTCGAGGCGTACTCATTCGCGGCGTCGGCCACCTTGCGATACGCGGCGGTCAAGCCGCCTAACGCGAGCAGCGTGTTCAGCGACGGTTGAATGCCGTTGATCGAGCGAGCAAGCCCGGTGAACGCGCCGCGCAAACCGCCAACTGACTGGAAGCCCGCGCGTGCACCTTGCACCATCGCGCCGAAGTACGCGCGAACGCCGGTGACGAGTCTGCCAGGAACGGTCTGCGCCATCGCACTGCGCAAGCCGCCTAACGGTCGCAGCGCATCTTGGGCACCGGCCTTCATGTCCCCGAAGATGCGCCGCACGTTGGAAACTGTACCACGGATCACTCGCGAGGCAGCGTCCTTCGCGGTGATCAGTATGTCTACTTGACCTCGACGCGCCATCAGTCGTCTCGCAAGATTGCAGGTTTTCTAGGGGGCTTCACCTTCTTGGCCCACGGCGCGAGCATTGCATACTCAAGTCGACGAGTCTGGAACTCGACGAGTGTCTTAGTTCGCACGTGGTCTTCGTACGCCAACAGGACGTCACGGAGATGCCAGGTGCGTACTATAGTAAGTAATTGTTCAGGATTGTATCCCGCCAAGACACGCGCAATGCGGTCCCATTGGCCGTACTGAGCGACTCCTCTAACCTCGGGCCGGGCAGCGCGCGTCGACTTTCCCTTTGCTAAGACCAGCGGGAAGTCTTCGAAGATCGCCGCCCGCGTAGAAAAAAATCAGCGACGCCTTTGTAGAGAATGACGAACATCAAATCTTTCTCTGGCTTCGCGGTCAACGCGCCGAGCTTCTTTGCCGTCTCCTCAGCCCACGCGGCCGACCATGGCCGGTGCTTCGGTTTGATGAACGCGGCGATGAGTGCAGCACCTTTCCCTGCGTTAGCGATGCGTCGCATGAACAACGTGCCGGCAGCTTCACGCTGCTCTTCTGGAATCGCGGCCTGCGCCATCAAGAGCTCAGTGACGCCGGCCTCATCGAGAATCTGACGCACGTACAAGTCGTACTCGATGGTCATTCCAGTGTACGCGTCGTTAGACACATACACCTCTCCTCCGAGATGCAAATCCACGGGAACTCCAATTGTGTAAGGGAGAAGTGCCAGGATTGCTCCTGGCACCGTCATCTAGCTTATGCAGTCCCCCTGTGGATCTTACGGAAGTACGGCATGTCCGCGGTTCCGCCGTAGACGCCCTGTCGGTCATCGAGCGCGGCGATTGCGAGGCCATACTCACCGAACTCCTCGCTGATATACGCCACCTCCCCACTCGGTGACACCGAGCAGTAGAACACCTCGACGTCGAACTGCGGTCCTGTGGTCGGATCGGGGATGAAGTAGAGACTCCCCTCCACCTTGGTCTTGGTGGCACCCAACACAGTGTCGAGCGAGAGCGACGCCCGCGTGTAGGCAATCGTCGCCGGTGTGGCGGTGGTGACGCCGCCAGCCGCCGGACTCTTGACCTGAATCAGGCCGGCCGAAGAATCGTACACGGTGTAACCCGTGCTCACTGTCCAGGTCACGGTGCCCTGATTGATGACCACGCCGGTGATGTTCCGTCCAGCAGTCCGGTAGAACCGGCCCGCCACGATGGAGGTGCTCAGGATTTCACCCGTCACCGCCGAGGACGTCTGTGTGAAGGTGCCAGCATCACCCATCAGCGCGAGTGCCATGTTGTCGATGGCGTACTCGTTGGACAGGATCTCGATGTTGATCTCGCGGCCGCGCGTGACCTGCTTGATCAGACTGCGCTCGGCGGTCTGCGAGGACTTCAGCTTGATGATGTCGTCGTTCAGGAGGATCGCGAAGCGCGAGCAGTTACCCAGATGGAAGTAACTCGTCAGCGCACCGTTGACGATGGGGCGCCAGAAGAGTTCACCCGCGCCAAGAATTACGTTGTCTGCAGAAGGTGCGAGTGCCATTTCCTATCCTTTGACGGCTTCAGACCGTCCGTTGTGCGCGCTTGTCGAGCGCGTCGACCGTGAACACTACAGCGCCAAGAGCGCCAAGACCATCATCTGCTACGAGACCATATTGAAGGCCGGCAGTCCGAAGCAACGTGACCTCGTTTCTGATGCGGCCCTCTTCGCGCTGCCCGAAGTACGTCTTGACTACCAGTACGCAGGCGCGCAGTAAGTACTCAACATCCTGAACCTTCTTCGCCGGTGCTCCGTTACCGCGATGCACAACGGTGATGGCGATGGGCGTCGTACCGAAAGCGTACTCGGCTTTGATGTTCTGCTTGCTAGTCACCGTCGGTCCGTCCGGTGTGACGAGCAGCATCACCTCGGCGTCCATCCGTTGCACTTGCTCACCCTTCGCCAGCTGATCATCCCGCGTGCCATCCACGACGATGATGTCTGTCGTGACGCTATCTCCTGCGTCCTTCGGCAACCCCACCAACTGTGCCAGGATGCCGTCATCGGGATCTTCGAGAGCGCGGACGAGCTCGCGTACAATTTCAAGTTGCATGCTACCTCGTCACGAAGTCGGTGATCATCTTCTCCCACGCCACGATCATTTGCTTCGGCATCGGGTCCGGGATGAACGGCCGCGCAGGTATCTTCACCGGTGTCTTCCGGTAGAGCGGCACCGGGTTCCCAGCCTTGTCAACCACCACGAAGGTACGTGAGGTGTAGCCGGTCTGATGCGGCTCGGCGTACGTCACGAGCGTGCCGCGCGTCAGGCTCTGCTTGCCCACCAACTTCACCGCGTCCGGTCCGAGTCCCAGCTTGGTCAGGCTGGCCCACAACCGGTTGGTGTCTCGTAATACGCCGCCGCGTCCGTGGCCCCGTCGCTTGCGTAACAGCTTCGTGACTGGCGCGTGCGGCGCCCAACGCTTGCCGCCATAGGCTGAGCCTTCAGACTGGAAGACCCTGATGAACATGTCGTTCACGGACTTGTTGATCGGCCCTGCGAACACGGGCGAAAGATCTTCAGTCCGGTTCATTACCTCACGAAGTCGAGCAACTGCGCCAGCCACGTCAACCTTGACGGTGGCGTCCATTAGAGCGAGTACACCGGCAAGCGGATGTCCCACCGCTTCAGCCGCGCGTCCCACTGGCCGGGCGGGAACCACTCTTCGCGCGCCTTACTGAACGACTTACTCGAGCCGCCCTTCGTGCTGATGGAATCCACGTGCGGCGGTTCGCTGTACTTCGAGAGCCGCCAACTGATGACGTCCGCGATGGTCCACTTCAGCGCCGTCACCAGATCGGCGTAGGCTGCGTCAACCGCACTGGCGTCGGGGTTGAATCCCTCGAGCGCGACGTACACGCCGTTGCCGCGATGGTAGCCGCGGCCGACGTAGAAGTTGTTGACGTGATCAACCGCGGCGGGGAACTGCCGAGTGAAGTGCTCGATCACGTCCCACTCAGCCTGGGCAGCGGTGACGCTCAGGTCTGGGTATGACCGCACGTCCTTCACAACTAACGCAAGGTCAGCTGTGCTCTGCGCGTCGAAGTACGCGGCCACTACAACCTCGAATGGAAAGGGAGAGGTGGGTGAGAGAGCAGTCCTCTCTCACCCGGTTGTTAGCTTATGATACGTACCTCACGCCCATGTCCTCTTCGAGCGTCTTGACTCCCCAGAGTGCGTCGACCCTGACGTACACCTTCGCGTCGATGCCCTCGTACCACATCGTGACGCGGAGGGCCAGCCCGGTGATCGGGTCGGCGATGCTGGCCACCTGAGCACCCATCCGGCGAGCAACTTCCGGCAGGGGCGCCATCGCGAGCGCGAAGCAGTTGCGATGGAAGGCCAGGTTGTCGTACTTCGCGGTGTTGCCGAGAGTGATCTTCGCGGCGGTACCGGAAGCAATCGTGTGCC